CAGCCGTTGCAACTTCCGCAAAGTCGGTGCTCTTCGGACACCTTCCTTCGTACAAGGTTCGCACCGCAGGTGGTATCAAGGTTGCTCAGTCGGGTGATTACGCATTCGACAAGGATGTAACCACTTTCCGTGTCACCATGCGTGTTGACGGAAACCTGACCCACTCGGCTCACGCTGTTTGGTTCAAGGGTGGTGCAAGCTAACCGCTTGCCCTTCTAGGCTGAAAGCCCCCAGAGTTGCGTAGGACTTTGGGGGCTTTCTTCTTGCTATGCTAAATACACCTACTACGAAAGGTCATAATGTCAAAGGGTGTCGTTACTGTTTGGTCAAACAGCCCATACCAGCCAACGGGTTATGGTGTGCAGGCAGGTCATTTAGTTGATTGTTTGACTCGTGATGGCTACAAAACGGCTGCAATCTCTAACTATGGTTTAGAAGGTCGTAACGATCTGTTACGCACCCCGTATGGTGACATTCCACATTATGCTCGCGGGTTCGAACCATACTCTAACGATGTTGGCCCTATGAATCATCATCATTTTCGTCAACAACATCCTGACCTGAATGACTTGTTGATTACTTTGTATGATGTGTGGGTTTTAAAGGGGTCAGCTTGGGACAAGATTCGCCGAATAGCGTCTTGGACTCCGCTTGATCACATCACTATGCCACCAAAGGTTGAAGCCTGGTTGCGTAAACCTAATGTGACACCTATTGCTATGTCACCGCATGGGCAACGTCAAATGTTGGAAAAAGACATTGAGTGTCTATACATTCCGCATGCGATTGATACGCAGGCTATGAAACCGACAGCCACTATCAACGGTGTGCCGACTCGTGACTATCTTGGTTTTGGTGAGAACGATTTTGTGGTTGGTATGGTGGCCGCAAATAAAGCATCGGGTTTGGTGCATCGTAAAGCGTTTAGTGAAAATTTGTTGGCTTTTAGTATTTTTCTAAAAACTAATCCTGACGCAAAACTGTATTTGCATACTGATCCTTTGGGTGCCGCAGGTGGCTGGAATCTTTTGAAACTGTGTGAAGCGATGGGGATTCCACAAGATAGTGTGCGTTTCCCTAGTTTGGCTGATTACCGTTACGGTATGACTTCGGAACAGTTGGCTGCTTTGATGACGGCTATGGATGTGATGTTGGCTACTTCGTATGGTGAAGGTTTTGGTGTGCCTACCGTTGAAGCACAAGCGTGTGGTACTCGCGTCATTGGTTCTGATTGGGCTGCTACACCCGATCTTGTCGCTGACGATTGTTTCCTTGTTGAAGGTCAACCCACTTGGGATGTTGGTCAAGATGCTTGGTGGAGTGTTCCGCTTGTGCCATCCATTGTGTCAGCGTTGCAACTTGCTTATGATGCTCCACGAGAGCGTTCGCAAGTATGTATAGATTTTGCTAAACAGTTTGATGTTGAAACTGTTTGGAAGTCGTATTGGTTGCCAGCGTTGGGTCAGTTGCTTCTATGATTCCGGTGCTTGGTTTTGCTACCTTAAAACGCTTTGATTTAGCTGACAGGTTAGTGAAGTCTATTGATCATCCCGTTGACCATTTAGTGATCGTAGATAACTCTGGTACGGGTTCGTATAGGCCACCTAAAAGCACTTTTGTCAAGAACACTTGGGTATTGCCTATGCCGTATGGTTTGGGTTTGGTTGGGGCATGGAATCTGATTATTAAAGCAACCCCGTATGTACCGTATTGGGTTTTGATTAATGATGATGCCTGGTTTGAACTTGGTGCGTTAGCAAAGATTTGTGATGAAGCTGATCCAGCAACGATCTCGTTTCCAAATATCATCCCGCATTGGTCTTGCCCTATTTTTGGCGAACAAGTTGTCAATAAGGTGGGTCTTTATGATGAACGCTTTTATCCACTCTATTTTGACGACAACGATTTAGAGCGTCGCATTCGTAATGCCGGATTCGAACCTAAATGGATTGATGCGAAAGTGCATCACGAAAATAGTTCAACTTTAAAGTCAGGTTTTGAGATGGCTAACGGTCGCACCTACGATAAAAATCAGGCACTCTATAACCAAAAGATCGCAACTGATGATTTTAGTGAAGGTTCTTGGAGTTTACAGATTAGAAGGGATAACCGTTGGGACTAAAAGTTTATACGGGTGGCACGTTTGACTTGTTTCATTCTGGTCATGCACGCTTCCTTGCTCGCTGTGCCGAGTTTGGTGAAGTGACCGTATCGTTGAATACCGATGATTTCATTGAAGAATACAAAGGTAGGCCACCTGTAATGTCTTTCGATGAACGAGCTGATGTGTTGTTGGCTTGCCGTCATGTGTCGTATGTGATACCTAATCTTGGTGGTGCTGATTCGACAACCGCTATTGGTATCGCTAATCCTGATCTGATTGTTGTCGGCTCGGATTGGGCTAAGCGTGACTACTATGTGCAAATGGGTTTCACGCAGGAATGGCTTGATGAACGCAACATTGGATTGTGTTACATCCCTTACACGCCTGGGATCAGTACTACGGAGTTGAAGAAGCGTATCGCTGGTCAAGTAAAATAGGTTTGGTAAGGAGTTTTTGTGGCAATCACTAATGGTTATGCAACTTTGGCGGAAGTTAAGGCTGCTTTGCGGATCACAGACTCGGTTGATGATTCTTTGATTGAGTTGGCTATCGAGTCAGCTTCACGAGCGATAGATACTTATACGGGTCGCTATTTTTACAATGCCGGAACGGCTGCTCGCGTGTTTGTTGCTGACAGCAGTTTTTATACCGTCATTGATGACGCTATAACTATCACCGAAGTTGCTACTGCTGACGATCTTGACTCAAACTTCAACACAGTTTGGGATTCTGCTGACTATCAGAAAGAGCCACTAAACGGAGTGTCTGGTGGCATCACAGGATGGCCTACAACGGCTCTACGAGCCATTGACGACAAAGTGTTTCCTACATCTGGCTTGTATGGCTATAAAGGTCAGGAAGCGTGTGTGAGAGTCACCGCAACATGGGGTTGGTCTGCTGTGCCAACAGCAATCAAGAAAGCTACCATTTATCAGGCTGCTCGTTTCTTTAAGCGTGATGAATCACCACTTGGTGTTCTATCTAGCCCCGATCTTGGTTTTATCCGTGTCGGCACTAAGGTTGATCCTGATGTGGCTATGCTCATTGATCCTTACCGCACTCTAAGGCAGTATTACTGATGGCTTCGCTCGCTGCTATCCGCGACGGCATTGCAACTAACCTTGCAACCATTTCAGGGTTACGCACCACAGGTCACATCCCTGGTCAGGTCAATCCGCCGTATGCGATCATCACACCAGACAGCATTGACTATCACAAAGCGTTCGCTAACGGTGTGAACAGTTACAACTTCACTATTACTGTTGTTGTGGGTCAGGCAGATTCACGCACAGCACAGGCCACTCTTGACGCTTACTGCTCACCTACGGGTTCGTCAAGTATCAAGAGTGCGGTAGAATCTAATAGGACACTTTCCGGTATAGCTTACGACTTGATGGTGTCTGACATGAGAAACTACGGCTCAACCACCATCGGAGAAACAACCTACTTGGCAGCAGAGTTTAACTGTGTTGTTCAAGCAAACTAATTAGGAGTTAAATTGGCAGTTTACGCAGCCACGGATCACAAGATTACCGTGAACGGAACTAACCTTTCCAACGTCTTGCAGAGCGTCAGCATTGACCTTTCGGCAGATGAACTTGAAACCACCGCTTTTGGTGGCGGATGGCGTACCCGTGTTGCTGGTTTGAAGTCGGGTTCTGTAACCCTTAACTTCTTCCAGGACTTTGGTGCATCGTCTGTTGACGCAACCCTGCACCCGCTATACAACGGTGGCTCATACGCTACTGTTGTAGTAACCCCAACTAGCAGCTCGGTTTCGGCAACTAACCCTGCCTACACCGCTGTATGCTTGGTTTCGCAGTATCAGCCATTCTCGTCATCGGTTGGCGACATCGCCACCCTGTCGGTTACTTGGCAGACCAGCGGCACCGTCAGTCGTGCAACGGCCTAATCTAAGGATCAAAAGTGAAAATCAACCTACGCATTGAGTTTCTTTCCGGTGAAAGCAAAGAGATTAGTTGTTCTGCTGCTGACCTTGTAAAGTTTGAAGGCACTTATGACCTTTCGGTTACGGTGTTGGAGAAGAATCTCAAATTCACACATTTGTGTTTCCTTGCTTGGACTGCGGAAACTCGCACGAAGAGCACTACGCTAGATTTTGATTCGTGGATGGACACTATTTCGTCTGTGGGAGCGAGCGATAACGACCCAAAATAGTTGGGTTGGGCGATGAATCAGCTCATTGGTACATCGCTTCGATTGCTTGTGAAACAGGGATTAGTCCCCGCGAGTTGATGGCTTTGGATTCACGAATGTTGTGGACTTTGGGTCGTTACTTGGTGCATCGTAGTCAGCGTCAATCTCGGTAGAGAAAGCCCCTTTATGGGGCTTTCTTTATTTTGTATAGGATTGTTTGTAGGTGATGTTATGGCTTGGATGGCTGCGTTAGCGAGAACTGCTGCTCGTGTTGCTGTGTCGTCGGCTATGCGTTCCGGTGGCGATAGCAAAGATGGTGTCATAGGTTATGTGGCTTTCACCGATTATCGTGACCTGATTAAAGAGCTTCGCAAAATTGATCCTAGTTATGCAACCAGGTTGCGTCGTGACTTTAAAAGGATTGCTAAACCGATTCAGGCGAGCGTGTCTAAGGTGATTCCTCGTAGGCATCCAACTTCGGGTGTGCATGTTCGCGGTGCAAAGAATGTGTCTGGTTTCAAACCTATTGTTGTGCCTGGTCGTTTGTCTTGGAGTGCAAATGCACAGAATGGTAATGTGCAACCTAAGCATGTGACTGTGCGTTTAACTAAGCAACGATCGTTTAAGAAGCTTGGCACTTTGGGCAAAATTTCGATTGTTCGTGTCGAAGTTGATAACGCTGCTGTTGTTATGGCTGACATGGCTGGTCGGTCAAAGGCATACATTAATAAGCGACCTATTACCCGCGAATATCCTTATAGCAGGTCTGCTACGGGTTCTCGTCGTCACCGGATCAGAAATCAAGGTATTGGTATGATCAATGCTTTGAATCGTGGCCGTAATGTTCAACAAGCTGGTGCGTCACGATGGATTTGGCCTACCGCTAATCAACAGTTGCCTATGGTGCAAAGACAGATTGATGCTGCTATTTCTGATGCTAATCGTCTGATCAATGAAAGGATGAAAACCCGCTAATGGCTGGCAAAATTATTGTCCCTATTCTTTCGGCGTTTAGTGCTAAGGGTGTAAAGGATGCCGAAGGTGCTATCGGCAAACTTAAAGGTGCTATGGGGCAGTTGGGTAGCACGCTCGGTAACTTAGCGTCGCCTGGTGCGGTTGGTGCCGCAGGTTTCAAGTTTATTGAAGATGCTGTTAAGCAGGCTCGTGATCTGCAACGCACGATGGCTTCGGTAAACCAAATTTTTGGTGATTTTGCTAAAACGCAGAAGGCATTTATCAATAACTCTGCATCTATGGGTATGGCTTCTTCGGAAGCGGCCCGTGCAACCGTGTTCGTTGGTTCTGTGTTGAAACAATCTGGCTTTGAAATGAGTCAGGTTTCTGCGGAGTCTGAGAAGCTTGTTAAGTTGGCTTCGGACTTGGCTATTACTTATGGTTATGACGTTTCCGAAGCTTTGACGGGTATGACGGCTTTGTTCCGTGGTGAGTATGACCCGATCGAAAAGTTTGGTGTTGCTATGAAGCAAGCCGAAGTTAACGCGGTTGTTGCTGCTAAGGGTTTGTCACATTTGACGGGTGTAGAAAAGTTGAATGCACAACAGCAGGTGCGTTTGGAACTTTTGTATGCTCGTGCAGCTGATTCGATGGGTGCGTTTAAACGTCAGGGCGATAACTTGTTTGCTCAGCAAACTATTTTGACGGCTAGTTTCCAAAACCTTGCTGCTGCTTTGGGTACGCCTTTGTTGACCCCGTTAGCTCATTTGGCTCAAATGATTAGTGGCACTTTTTCAGGGTTGCAGGCTGCTTTTACTCCGGTGTTTGTGCAGTTGGGTAAGTTGATTGAACATCTTGGGCCTGTACTAAAAGCCGTTATGGAAGCTCTTACTTTGCTTGGCCCTGCTTTTGAACTT